AATGAATTACAATTGAAGCGAATTAATCAAGTATTAAATGAATTACCTATTCGCGAAATCAATAAAGTAAAAGCTATTCTAGCTATTATTGAAGAATCAAATCAAAGCAAAGAAATTAAAAATGAATCTAATAAGAAAAATTAGTATTGGTCGTGATTATAAAAACGATGCCATGCATTACAGTGTTGGGCAAGAAGTTTTCGGGGGTCATACTATATCGGAAATAATAGAAAAAAAAGACTGCTATAAAATATATATTAAAAAAAATGATGAGGTTTTACCTTGGAAAGAGTTTAATAAAAATATGGCGGTATCAATAGAATTTAATTTAGAATATTAATGAAGCATAACCATGCTTATATTGTTGAACCAATTAATGGTAGATACAATAATAAAAAAAATGTTGAAGGTCAAGAATTAATATTAAATACATCAGTAGAAGATCATAAGTTTGTAAATAGATTAGGCATTATAATTGAAACACCAATCATTAAAGACGAATATGATTTACAAATAGGTGATGAAGTAATTATTCATCATAATGTATTTAGAAGATATTATGACGTGCGGGGTGATGAAAAAAATAGTCGTAACTATTTTGAAGAAGATAAATATTTTTGCTTTAGCGATCAAATATTTTTATACAAAAGAAGTGGTAAATGGTACACACCACCTGGATTTTGCTTTGTAAAACCAATTAAAAGCACAAATAATCTTACTGAAGATAAAGAAGAGCCACTCATGGGTGTTTTAAAGCACTTAGGAAGCTATTTAAAGAGCTTTGGATTACAAAATAATGATTTAATAGGTTTTACACCAAACAGTGAATATGAGTTCGTTATAGACAACGAAAAATTATATAGAGTACCGCTTAATTCAATTTCAATTAAATATGAACGCAAAGGAACTGAAGTCGAGTATAATACAAGCTGGGTATAAGGCAGTACACGAACTTATAAGGGTAGCAGAAGAAGAAATAATTGTTGAGGGCGGTGATGATGAGCTCGCCGCTGATAGATTAAAAAATGCTGCTGCAACTAAAAAGCTTGCAATATTCGATGCTTTTGAAATTCTTACACGCATAGAAGCTGAAAAGAATTTAATGGAAGATAAGCCCATTGAAAATAAAGGAGCATTTGGTGGATTTGCTGAAAGAAGATCTAAATAATGTACAAACAAACATTAGTTAAAACCGTAACCCCAGTTAAGCCTAACGTAATCAAAAGATTAAATAGGTATAATAAATGGCTATATGGTTATAATAAAGAGCACGATATTGTTGTTATAAGCAAAAATGGTAAGATAGGTGATATTATTGAGCTGCAAGGATTGTATATAGCATTGCCACCTGTTCCAAAACAAGTAGATAACAATAATAATAAATGGGTTGCGCAAGAATATCCTAAAGATTTAAAAAATATCAAAAGTATATTTGATTGGGAAAGCTATCCTGAAACATTTAAATCAAAGTGGTATGATTATATTGATAAAGAATTTACAAAGCGTGATGAGGGGCATTGGTTCAATAATAAAAATGTGCCTACTTATGTTACTGGTACTCACTACATGTACTTGCAGTGGACTAAAATTGACGTTGGGCAACCAGACTTTAGGGAAGCAAACAGATTATTCTTCATATTCTGGGAAGCTTGCAAAGCAGATAAAAGATGCTACGGAATGTGCTATCTTAAAAATAGACGGTCAGGTTTTAGTTTTATGTCCTCCTCTGAAACGGTCAACATGGCAACCATATCTTCAGATTCAAGGTTTGGAATATTATCAAAGACGGGTTCAGATGCAAAGAAGATGTTTACAGACAAGGTTGTACCAATATCAGTCAACTACCCATTTTTTTTCAAACCCATCCAGGATGGAATGGACAGGCCAAAATCAGAAGTCGCATACAGGGTACCTGCCTCAAAACTTACCAAAAAGAGTATTACCCAAACCAGTGAAAAACAAATACTAGAAGGTTTAGATACTACAATTGACTGGAAAAATACTGGAGATAACAGTTATGATGGTGAGAAGCTTAAGTTATTAGTACATGACGAATCAGGTAAATGGGAAAGGCCTGACAATATATTAAACAACTGGAGGGTAACAAAAACAACGTTACGATTAGGTAGTAAGATTATTGGAAAATGCATGATGGGATCAACATCCAACGCATTAGAGAAAGGAGGGGGTAATTTTAAAAAGCTTTATAATGATTCAGATGTTACAAGAAGAAATAGAAATGGACAGACTAGCTCGGGATTATATAGTTTGTTCATACCTATGGAATGGAACTACGAAGGATACATTGATTCTTTTGGATACCCTGTCTTTGATACTCCAGAAAAACCCGTCATTGGAAATGATGAAGAGTACATCGATACTGGGGTCATAGAGTTTTGGGAAAACGAAGTCGAGGGCTTAAAGCATGATAGTGATGGATTAAATGAATACTACCGCCAGTTCCCCCGGACGGAGGAGCATGCTTTTAGGGATGAAGCTAAAAACAGTATATTTAATTTAAGTAAAATATACGAGCAAATTGATTTTAATGAAAGTGCCACTCGTGACGGTCTTGTTACTAAAGGATCGTTTTCTTGGGAAAATGGAATAAAAGATAGTAGAGTTATATTTTCACCCAACCCAAGTGGTAGATTTTTAGTTAGCTGGGTACCATCTAAGAATATGCAAAACAACGTAATAGTAAAGAATGGTACAAAACATCCGGGAAATGAACACGTTGGTGCATTTGGTTGCGACTCATATGATATATCGGGTACAACAGATGGAATAGGCTCAAAAGGTTCGTTGCATGGGCTTACTAAGTTTAGTATGGAAGATGCACCACCCAATACATTTTTTTTAGAATATGTTGCAAGACCCCAAACTGCAGAAATATTTTTTGAAGATATGCTTATGGCTTTAGTTTTTTATGGTATGCCAATATTAGCGGAAAATAATAAGCCAAGATTATTATACTATTTAAAACGAAGGGGTTATAGAGGATTTTCAATGAACCGTCCTGATAAAATTTGGAATAAATTATCTGTAACAGAAAAAGAAATAGGTGGTATACCTAATACGTCAGAAGATATAAAACAAGCTCATGCTGCTGCTATAGAAACTTATATAGATAAATATGTTGGTTATAATGAAGAAGGTTGCGGTAATATATATTTTAATAGAACACTAAATGACTGGGCTAAATTTGATATAAATAAAAGAACAAAATATGATGCAACTATTAGTTCTGGGCTCGCTATTATGGCTTGCAATAGGCATTTATATCATCCAAAACCAAAATACGAAAAACAATCGTTAGGAATAAAAATAAAAAGATTTAATAATAAAGGAATGCATTCGCAAATAATTAAGTAGCATGGCTGAAACAATATTAAAAAGTTCATTTCCAAGTCAAATAGCAAGCGACGAGGAAAAGGCTAGTGAAGAATACGGATTAAAAGTTGCCCGTGCTATTGAACATGAATGGTTTAAAAGAGATAGTGGAGCAACACGCTTTTATTCTAATAGAGACGAGTTTCACAAACTACGCTTATATGCTAGAGGTGAACAATCAACAAAAAAATATAAAGATGAATTATCTATCAATGGTGATTTATCTTATTTAAACTTAGATTGGAAGCCTGTGCCAATTATACCTAAATTTGTAGATATTGTTGTTAATGGAATGTCTGATAGGATGTACGATATTAAAGCATTCTCACAAGACCCATCTTCTATAAAAGAAAGAACCGACTATGTGGAGTCTATTTTAGAAGATATGCAAACGCGTGAAATTTCTGATCAAATAATGGAAAAACTTGGGATCAATGTATACAATACGGATCCAACAAAACTCCCTGAATCAGAAGAAGAGCTTTCTTTACATATGCAGCTTGAATATAAGCAAGCAATTGAAATTGCAGAGGAGCAAGCTATAAATTCGGTATTTAATAATAATAATATTGATCTTATAAGAAAAAGAGTAAATTACGATTTAACTGTTATTGGCATTGGAGTTACAAAAAATGATTTTAATAAATCTGAAGGCATAAATATAAAATATGTTGACCCAGCTGATTTAGTGTATTCTTATACAGACTCGCCTTACTTTGATGATATATATTATGTTGGCGAAGTTAAGTCTGTAACTATCAACGAGTTAAAACTGCAGTTTCCAAATTTAACAGACGAAGATCTTAAAGAATTATCAAAACAAGGCGTTCAGACTGCTTCTTCTCATAATAGACATATTAATGAAGATAGCGTTTTAGACGCAAATACTATTCAAGTTTTATATTTTAATTATAAAACATATAATAACGAGGTATTTAAAATAAAGAAAACAGCATCTGGCGCTGATAAAGCAATTCCTAAAAACGATCAATTTAATCCACCTAAAGATGATAGATCAAGATTTACAAAAGAATCAAGATCTATAGATGTAGTTTATGATGGGGCTTTTATATTAGGAACAAAACATTTGCTTAAGTGGGAAATTGCTAAAAATATGGTAAGACCTAAAAGCGATACAACAAAAGCAATGCTAAATTACAATATTGTAGCGCCTAGAATATATAAAGGAAAAATTGAGTCGCTTGTAAGTCGTATTACAAGCTTTGCTGATATGATTCAATTAACTCATTTAAAATTACAGCAAGTAATGTCAAGAATGATTCCAGATGGGGTTTATTTAGATGCAGATGGTCTTGCTGAAATTGATTTAGGTAATGGAACAAATTATAATCCGCAAGAGGCGTTAAACATGTTTTTCCAAACAGGCTCCGTAATCGGTAGATCAATGACTACTGACGGTGACATGAATCCAGGAAGAGTGCCTATTCAAGAATTAACATCTAATGGTGGTAATAATAAAATAAGTTCATTAATAAGTACTTATAATTATTATTTACAAATGATTCGCGATGTAACCGGACTAAATGAAGCACGAGATGGTTCTATGCCTGATAAAAATGCTTTAGTTGGGCTACAAAAATTAGCCGCTGCAAATTCAAATACAGCCACAAGACATATATTACAATCAAGTTTATATCTTATTACTAAAACAGCGGAAGCAATAAGTTTAAGAATATCTGATGTATTAGAATATTCCCCAACAAGAGATTCATTCATTTCAAGTATTGGTAGATTCAATGTTGGTACCCTTGAAAATATTAAAAATATGCATTTGCATGATTTTGGTATTTTTATTGAGCTATCTCCAGATGAAGAGGAAAAACAAAGGCTTGAAAATAATATTCAGCAATCATTGGCTAAAGACCAAATATATTTAGAAGATGCAATTGATATTAGAGAAGTTAAAAACCTTAAGCTAGCTAATCAATTATTGAAAGTACGTAGACGAAAAAAATTAGAATTAGATCAACAAAGACAACAAGCTAATATTAAGGCACAAGCAGATGCTAATTCACAAAATACACAAGTAGCTGCTCAAATGGAAATTCAAAAGAATGAAGCAATCACAGGGCAAAAAGTTCAGCTTATTCAAATTGAAAATGATCTTGAAATGCAAAAAATGATGCAAGAAAAAGAACTTAAGAAAGAGCTTATGAAATATGAGTTTGATCTTAATATGGCTCTTAAAAACAAAGAAACTGATTTGTTTACTGATAAAGAAAAGTATAAAGAAGATCGCAAAGACGAAAGAACTAGAATACAAGCATCTCAACAATCTAAACTTATTGAACAACGTAAGGATAGAAAAGGCGAACAAGAATTTGAATCCGCAGGTAATGATACTATGGGTAGCGGATTTAATTTAGAAATGTTTGAACCAAGATAATACCCAATTTTTTTTTAATTTTATAATATTTTATTATGGTAGAAGAAGCAGCAAATGTTGAAGAAACTGTTCAAGGAGAAGCACAACAAAATGTGCAAGAAACAATTGAACAACAAGCAAAAGAAAACCAGGCAGAAGAGCCTGCGGTTATTGAAACAAAAGATGATGATACCAATATTACTACAGATGAAGATGGTACAATCAAAATTGATTTAAGAAAACAACCTAAAACAAAAAAAAATGCCGTTCAAGAGCAAAGCGCAGATGAGGTTCCTGTACGCAACGAATCCGAAACTAGCGACGGAATACAAGAAAAAAACGACGAAAAAGCAAATGAAACAATTGCCGGAGAAAGTAACACCTCTGACGATGAGATGCCAGTCGTCGAACTTGTACAAGATGAAGAAGCGGTAGAAAAAGACCTAAGCTTAGCGGATAAAATAAAAGATATTCCTAATAAGCTTAAAGAAGGTGGAGAAGATGTAAATAATAATCAAGAAGCTAGTGAACTTCCCGAAAATATCAACAAATTAGTTGAGTTCATGAAAGAAACTGGCGGAACACTTGAAGATTATATAAATCTTAATAAAAATTATGACGATATGGAGAGCATGAGTTTGCTCCGTGAGTATTATCGTCAATCTAAACCTCATTTATCAGAAGATGAAATTTCTTTTTTAATAGAAGATAGTTTTTCATATGATGAAGAGATTGAAGAAGAAAGAGATATTAAACGCAAACAATTAGCGTTAAAAGAAAGCATTGCTGAAGCTAAATCAAATCTTACTAGTTTGAAAAGTAAATATTACGATGATCTTAAGTTAAGTTCAAAGTTAACTCCAGAACAAAAAGAGGCGGTTGAGTTTTACAATACCTACAAACAAGAACAAAGTCAATCACAACAATTAGCACAACAACAAAGATCTATATTCCAAGAAAAAACAAATGAATTGTTTTCTGAAAATTTCAAAGGTTTTGAATATAAAGTAAACGATCAAAAATATAGATTCAATGTTAAAGATGTTAATAATGTTAAAGATTCCCAAGCAGACATTAATTCATTAGTTAGCAGGTTTGTTAATGAAAATAATGAAATTTCAGACGCAG